CTTTGGCAACGGTGGAGACATCTCATTCTACGAAGACACCGGAACAACCGCAAAGTTCTTTTGGGACGCTTCTGCTGAACGTTTGGGTATTGGTACTACAGCGCCAAACTCAATTCTTCAAATCGAAGAAAATGCAGCAAACGCTGAAGGTGCTGAACTAAGAGTAATTAATGATTCGAGCGCTGTAGGCAGTGGGCAGACGGCTACCTTGACGCTTGGCCGTGATTTTGACGAACGAAACTTTAAAATAAAGTCGGTATCAACAGACAGTTACGGATTACGACCAGACTTAGTTTTTACTTCTAATCAAGGAACTGGCACAACTCACACAGAAGCCATGCGCATCACCAACACTGGCAACGTTGGTATTGGTACTTCGAGTCCAGTAAATGAGCTTGAAGTTTACGGCTCTAGCTCGCCTCGGATATCCATTCGAGCGCCAGAAAGCATTACCGAACTTATTGACCTCGGATTCCAATTTGGAACAGGCGCTAATTCTTCGTCCAACACACTTGCATTAATTAGAGCAATTCCAACACAAGTTGATCCTAGCGCATTAAAATCTAATCTTGCCTTCTTTACCAATAGCGGAGACAGTGCTAACGAAGCCATGCGCATCGACGAATTTGGCAATGTTGGTATTGGTACTACGAATCCTAACACAGTTTTGCACGTAAAAAATCTATCGGGAAACAATGGAATACGCATAGAAACGGCCGCAACAGATAACGGATTTTTGCATTTTGCTGATTCAAATGATGACAACATAGGGCGTGTTGTTTACTCGCATTCTGATAACTCTATGCAGTTTGTAACTAACGATGCAGAAGCCATGCGCATAGACAGCTCTGGCAACTTGCTTGTTGGTACTACTTCCTCGACACTTTATAACGGCACTAGCGGTACTGGTTTTTCTTATCGTGCTGGTAACGAATTAACAGTTGCCAGAAGCGGCGCAAGCGTAGCTACTTTTGTAAGGCAGTCTGATGATGGCGATATATTGTCACTCAAGAAAGACGGCTCAGCCGTGGGGTCGATTGGTGTTAGCAACAGCGGCACTGACCTTGTAATTGACGCTACTCGTTTTTCAAACAGAGCTGGCTTACGCTTTAGAGATAGCTCTTTGTACCCGCGACAAAACGCAACAGACGCAGATGGTTTGATTGACTTAGGCGGCCCAACAGCTAAATTCAAAAACCTATACCTATCAGGCGGTGTACAGCAATCCCCCGTTACAGTTTCAAATCTTCCTGCGGCGGCGTCTAGCACAGGTTATCGCTACATGGTAAGTGATAGCACTGTGGCGGCCTCTGGTAACTTTGGGGCTACTGTAGCTGGGTCAGGTTCTAACGTAGTGCCTGTATTTTCTGACGGAACAAACTGGTTGATTGGATAAACAACCTAAACACTATTATTTGGAGCACAATATGTGGACTATTAAACTACTCGAATACACCAACGACTCAGACAAAGGCGTACTGGTTGCTCATTGGGGCTGTAGAGTCGTAGATGGCGATTACAGCGCATCTGCTTACGGCACTTGTAACTTTTCACCCGATCCCTCTGATCCTTCATACATACCCTACGAAAACCTTACAGAAAACGATGTAATCGTATGGGTATGGGGTCAGGTTGATAAGATACAGACAGAGGCCGCATTGACTGCACAGATTGAAGAGCAGAAAAACCCAACAACGGAAACGGGTGTGCCGTGGGCAAATTAATTGTCGAAGCAATTATTCTAGTGTGATACGATATTTTAAACCCCCTCCCTCCGCCCGGAACACCCACCGGGCTTTTTTATTTGCAAACACTTGATAAAACTGTAGAATGTTGGTAAATAGCGACAAACTTATCAGGGTTTGATAATGGCTGGATTAACATTCTTAAGAGTAGTACCCAACTCAGAGCTTGCGAAACAAGAGCAGGCTGTGGCAGATGCTGAGCTTCAGGCACGGCAGAACCAACCGTTGATACTTGGGCTAACTGCGTACCTTAAAGAATGTTGGGAAGCGGCGCGGGTGTCTAAACGTCCTATTGAGGACAGAATGCTCAAGGCAATGCGACAGCGTAACGGTGAGTACGAGCCTGAAAAACTGCAAGCGATACGCTCACAAGGCGGCTCAGAAGTCTACATGATGATTACTGACGTCAAGTGCCGAGCGGCAGAGAGCTGGTTGCGCGATATTTTACTTGATGAAGGTACGCCACCTTGGAGCATGGCACCCACGCCGCTTCCTACGCTTGACCCAGACACAGTGCAGGAGATTCAGGACGGGTTCTCTCAAGAGGTTATCAAGCTGATTGAGACGACGATGCAAGCGCCAACCCCCGAAGAACTGCGTGAACTGAAGGAGATGGTGGCACAGGACTACCGCTTTAAGATCCTACGTGAGGCGCAGAACAGAACGGATGGGATGATCCGTAAGATCAAGGACCAGTTTGCTCAGGGCGGTTGGCCTGAGGCGTTTAACGATTTCATCACTGACTTGGTCACCTTCCCCTGTGCGTTTGTTAAAGGCCCGATTGTACGTAGGCAGAAAGTTCTCAAATGGGAAGTAGACCCGCAGACTGGTAAGACAAACCCCACAGCTGCTGAAGTCATTGCGCCTGAGTACGAGCGTGTCGATCCTTTTCATATCTATCCCGAGCCGGGGATTACCAACTTCAACGAAGGATATCTTTTCGAGCATCACAAGATGCCGCGTGCTGAGCTTGCTGACTTGATTGGCGTGCCCGGTTACGATGACGATGCGATCCGTAAAGTGCTTGAGATTGGTAATGGTCAGAGCTGGATAACCGATTCGTACGAGCTAGCCAAGGACGAGGAAGAGTCTAAGTTCTATACTGAGATGCGACCCACCGAAGTGTTTGATGCGCTTGAGTTCTGGGGATCTGTCAGTGGTGAGATGCTTATTGAGTGGGGCATACCTGAAGAAGAGATTGATGACCCTGCTAGAGAGTACGATGCGAACGTGTGGATTGTGGGTAACTACGTAATCAAAGCGATTCTGAACTACGATCCGCTAGGCGAGAAGCCATACAGCAAGACGTCTATGTTTAAAGTCCCCGGCGCATTTTGGGGACGCGGCATTCCAGAAGTTATCGAGGATGTTCAGAACGTCTGTAACGCAGCTGCTCGCGCACTGGTTAACAACATGGGTATCGCTTCAGGTCCACAGGTCGAAGTCAACATCGAGCGCATACCGCCTAACGAAGACATCACCAACCAGTACCCGTGGAAGATCTGGCAGGTTACGAACGATCCGGTTGGGTCAAGCGCGCCTGCGGTTAGGTTCAACCAGCCCAATGACAACGCGGCGACTCTGATCGGTGTGTATGAGAAGTTCAGTATGCTTGCTGACGACCACTCAGGGATTCCTGCGTATGTGTCGGGTAACATCGACGTTCAGGGCGCTGGACGCACAGCGTCAGGGCTATCCATGCTTATGGGCTCTGCTGGTAAGGGCATACGACAGATTGTCATGCACATCGACAACGATGTGATTAAACCGATTGTGCATCGGCAGTACATTTACAACATGCGGTACGACACAGACGAGTCGATTAAAGGTGATGTTCAGATCCAGCCACGCGGCGCGATTAACTTAGCAATCAAGGAAACTACCAACGTACGTAGGATTGAGTTTCTTAACGCGACTGCTAACCCTGTTGATGCTGAGATCATTGGTAAGGAAGGCCGTGCGGCAATACTTAGAGAGATTGCTAAAGGGCTTCAGATGCCTGTTGATGACATCATACCGACTAGAGAGAAAGAACTTTATATGCTTCGATCCGAAGCGAATATGGCTGCACAGCAGGCGCAAGCACAAGCCCAACAGCCAGCACCAGTACCAACACAGCCTGACGGTACTCCGAAAGGTGGAATGCAGGCTAACACAGTTATGAATCGTGATACGGGAGGAGCGGGGTGATAAAACCTGATCCACGCATAATTCAGCAACTTGCATCTATTGCGACCCAACATCCAGACGTTGTGGTGTGGTTGGAGCAATGGCGTCAGCATGAGCTGGAGCAACTTCCGTATGCAACAAACAGTCCGGCACTTTATCAGGGGCGGTGTCAGACATTGAACGAGCTTGTTAAGTTCGTTAAAGAGTCCCCTACAATCATGGCAAAGTCACGATGACTCGCCTTACTTAATTAACGCACACCGATAGGAGCGTAACATATGGCACTACCAGAACAACTTCGCAAACAGACTGAGGCAGTACAGGAACTCTATAAGCAGATGGAAGAATCTGCGAGCGATGAGCAGGCTACTGTGGCCGAGCCGGAGCAAGAAGTTTCCAAAGCCGACAGTGCTGTACAGGAAGATGTACAACAACCCCCTACCAAGATGGAGCAAAAGGTAGAGGAGCCTAAGTCCGAAGAAGATTATGTTCAGAAGTACAAGAC